TGGATCGCCCCAATGTTCGCCGCTATACTGCCGAGAACCACAAATCGCGGCATCCCAATGACACATTTTTTGACACACTGGCATCTCTTCAGGATGTTAGCATAATTTGGGGCAGAGCCGTATGAACACTGAAGCTCTGAACGAATACCTAGACAGCAAGCGTCATTCAGAATTTGTCTGGGGTAAGAATGATTGCCTAACTTTCAGCAATGATGCCTTCCATGCAATGTATGGTCAGGGCTGGTGTGACGATTGGCTCGGACGCTACATGCGCGGGAAAAATCTTGTAACCAACGAGCAGCTAAAAGTTGAGTTCGGTTTCAATAGTCTCGAAGAGGGCTTGGCTACCAAGCTGAAAAAGATTGAATATGTCCCGCCGCGTGGCGCGTTGGTCACAATGAAGGCATCACGCAGATTTCTTCTGGGCCAATCTTTTGGTATAAGTGACGGCACGCGGGCCGTATTCCTGATGAACAAGGGTCTTCTTTACCACCCGATTCAAAACATCTCCGGCGCATGGGTGAAAGAATGAGACAATTTCCGCTAATGCCGGGTCTTAATGCAAATGGATGGGATCGCGTTCCGCGTGACCCCTTAACAGTTGGCACTGCAATTTTTAATGCGATAGGTATAACCGGAACAGGAGCCGCTTTCACTTTCGCCACTTATGCCGCTGGCTATTTAGCTACAACAGCATTAACTGCACTTGCGCTCAATGCGCTTGCGCCCGACTTGGGCCGCGACTCTTCGCAAGGTTTGCAGGCAAACATCCGTGAGCCAGACGCGCCACAACAATATATATATGGTCAGGTCCGCAAAGGCGGCGTGATTAGCCATATCAAAACCGCTGGTTCTAACAATAAATTCTTATATCTGGTTATTGTCATTGCGGGCCATCCTGTTGAAGAGATTGGCGACATTTATATCAACGACGAGATTGTATCCTTGGACGAAAATGGTTTGGTTTCTGGAGACATTTGGAAGAGCAAGATTAAGATAGAGAAGAACACTGGTAACGAGACTGTCGGACCAATCGCACAAGAAGCCTTTGCGCCAAACGAAATCCCGACAGGCGCAGACTTGGCATACATAACTGTTCGACTTTCGTTCGACAAATCTGTCTTCGCCAACGGCATTCCCAACTTTACTGCGGTGGTCAAAGGCAAAAAGGTTTACGACCCTCGCGAACCTGCTCACGATGCTGATGACAGCAGCACTTGGGAATACAGCGCCAACTCTGCTCTTTGCATTGCGGATTATTTGCGTGCAGATTACGGGCTTGGTGACAGCAATTACGCACGAATTGACGATACGATGTTGCAGGTGGCGGCAAACATTTGCGATGAACTTGTCTCATTGCAGGGCGGCGGTTCCGAGAAGCGATATGAGTGCCACGGCGTAATATTCGCAAGCACAACGCCAGCGAGTAATTTGCAGGATATGCTGCTGTCATGTGCTGGAACGCTGTTCTGGGGCGGTGGCAAATGGAAATTGAAGGTCGGCGCATATAGCTCGCCAGTCAAGACATTTACCTTAGACGATCTTCGCAGCGACATCTCTGTCAAGACACGCGCATCATCAAGGGACAACTTCAACGCCGTGCAGGGTTCTTTCAACGATGAAAGCCAGGACTGGATTACCGTTGACTATCCAGCGATCAAGTCCGATGGCGTATTTTTGTTTGAGGACAACGGCGTTGAAAACTTGCTTGACCTGCCTATGCCGTTCACAACGTCTAGTTCTGCCGCACAGCGCATTGCTAAAATTGTTCTATTCCGCAATCGTGAGCAGATATTTGTCAGCGCTGATTTCGGCATGTCTGCCTTTGAGGTTCAGGTTGGTGATGTTATCCGCCTGACGATTGATCGCTATGGCTGGAGTGAAAAGGAATTTGAGATTGCAAGCTGGTCGCTGAATCCAGACCCGCAGGCAGGTGACATGCGAATTTCATTGGCGCTGAATGAAATCAGCGAGGCAGCATTTGCATGGGATGCAGAAGAAAGTGAATTGCTCGCCAACAACTCAACGCTGCCAAGATACAATGACGCAATTAACTTTGGCTTTACGCCGCGTCTTGAGATCAACTCTTTTGGTGAGAAGTTGCAGCGTGATTTAGCTGTGCAACTAACTTCATCGAACATCGAGCGGGTTGCCAGTTTTGAGGTGCAGATCAAACTTTCTGATGTTTCGCCATTGATTGATCGTGAAGCCATCGTTGCTGCTCTTGGTCAGCCAGACAGCATATTCAACACTGAAACGATCAATGGCCGCAAGTTAGGCGACTTTGACAATGACGGCTCTGTGACCACGGACGACATTGATGATTATGTTGATTACTACTTTGGTGCGCTTTCTGACCAAGATAAATTAAGCCGCATAAATGAAACGCAACTATACATCTTAGAGAAATCATCGGAACTAGACGTTTCTGATCTTTATTCGCCATATGTGCTATATAACTTTGCTCAAACATTAATAACGTATCAAACGGCTTGGACTGGTGCGCCATCTTTTGCAAAGATTCAAAACATTGGTTTTGGACGTTGGGATATACGAGTGCGCGTTGTTTCAAATCTTGGCTTCATCTCTGACTGGGTTGAGTATCCAGATTTTGATGTGCCATATTCTGATAGCCTGATCGCTAGTCCCACGGATGCAAATGCCGTCGTTAGTGACATCCAATCAACTACGTTGATGTGGGAGCCTGATCGCAGTCAAACGCTTTCGCACTATGATGTGCGCTACTCAAACATTGTCGATGGTGAAGAAGTCACAACTGGCAATTTCATCACGGGCCATCATTATCGAATCACAAATGTCGGTGACACTGACTTCACAGAAATTGGTGCGTCGGCAAACCAAGTTGGCGTTGAGTTTTGGTGCCATAACGATGCGACAGCATACGATTGGGATGCTGTTGGCGGCGGCACAACGGGTAAAGCTGTCAATGTTGTCTACATTGATAAAACTGTAAACTGGGTGGACCGTGTTGCCCGCCCGTCAAACCATATTACGTCTGGCACGAAAAAAGGAACTTACATAGTTCGCTCGATATCGAAGGCAGGCACCCCCGCTGCTACCTACCTACGCATCCCTCTGCGGGCTTCTGAATTTGAAAACCCGTTCACATCGTCGGCGACGATCAACGACTGGGCGACACCGGAAAGTGTTGGCAGCGATGCTCTTGCAAGTGTAACCGTGACCTCGGCAACGGCATTTTTCCCGTCTGGAGATTATGCGGTTCCATTTGCTGACTATGACAATATTACGACTCAGGAGTTCACTAGCTATTCAACCATTGATATTGGTTCTGTGTCTCGCGCTCGCGTGACTGTGGACATAGACTTCATACGCGCCAACACAGATGTCAAAGGCACTGCCAACATTGATAGCGTGTTTGGTATGTGGGACAATCTAGGTATGCAAGCAGATGACATTACAAATCAGTATCAGGCCGATCTGAAGTTCACTTTATTTGCTCGTATGTCTGACGATAATGTGACATATTCTGAGTGGCAGAGGGTGACGGCCAACATCGTGAGCGGTAGATACTTTCAATTCAAATTCAAATGGGTCAGTCCATCATACAAGATTGTGCCTTGGTTTCGTGGGACGCCATCTATCAGCACGACCGCTGGCATTACAAGGCTGATAACTGACGGTATAAAAGCGAAAGTGGAATATTGACATGTCGCAACATGATCTTGACATCGCAAATCAGTCTAGCGCGGCTTTTCGCTCTGACTTGAACTTAGCGTTGCAAGCCCTTGGCTCTCTATCCAGCGGGGCGACAGCGCCAACTGTTACTTACGCAAATATGCTTTGGTATGATACGTCCACCAGCATTTTGAAAATGCGTAACGAGGCTGACGATGCTTGGATCAGCTTGGTGTATCTTGATCAGGTGAATGATCTATTCCGCGTGCTAGATGATACGCAGGTTGTGAACACAAGCGGCACTCAGACAGGCTTGCTTGGCGATCAAGCGACATCTGCTTGGACCACTGGCACAGGCACGACTGAAAGCCTTGTATCTCCTGCCAAAGTGAAGGCTGCGATCAATCAATTCGCGCCTGACAGCGTTGGTGTCTCGCAAACTTGGGCTGATATGAGCGGCTCGCGTGTGGTTGCGACGGGTTATCAGAACACGACTGGTAAGGCCATTCAGGTGGCCGTCCAGCTTGGCACTGGCACGACATATCTGCAAGTTTCGTCGGATGGCGTAACATATTTGAGCATTGCAAATGGTAATGCCTCAACAACGACTTTTGCATCTGCTATAGTGCCGAACAACCATTACTATAAGGTTGTCGGCTCATACACACGCTGGCACGAACTTCGCTAAGGAGACTTTGGCATGACGACTTTTTCAAACGGTGAGAGCGGCAGCAGCGTCCGCGCAAAGCTAAATTCTGTTATTGAGAAAGTCGAAGGCGACGCCCTGATCGACAACGACATCAAGCTGGGCGATGGCAGCAAAGCCATCTTCGGTGCTGGGTCTGACCTTCAGATTTACCATAATGGGGATAATAGCATAATCACTGAAACAGGAACAGGCAACATCTACTTGGGTGGGGACAACCTTCTCTTGACTGATG